TTCATAGCGTCAGATACCCAACCCTCTGCAGGAACCATTGTAGCGGCAAACTCATAACTACAATAAATAGTAGCCTGACCATAAGAATCAGCAATAGAAATCAATCTGTCCATCTCAGATTCAAGGAATGTAGACTGAGTAGATTTATTAGCTGCCTGAAGATTTGTAACAGCACCCTTTAAAGCTCTCTCAATCTCAATATATGTAGCTTCGTCAAGACCTTCCATAATAATATCAAGAACATCTGCGAAATCAACTCTACCATCAAGGAACTCCTCAAAACCAATCTGAGCAGCACCACCAAATGCGCTAGTAGGAACTTCATAGCTCTTACCATCAAGCTTAAATACTTCGTATCTACCAGCAAGACCAACCTTAGTAATGAACTGCTTTGCACGTCTGCGGCTAGCTGTTGTAATACGTTGTGTGAAGACTGGCTTATCGCCCTGTGCGAAAGTCTTAATCTCTGCAAACTGACCATACTGGTCGAGAACCTTCTTAGGAAGAATATCATCAATAGTCTCCTCAATAAGGGAGTAAACAGTATTCTTATTCTCTCTATAAAGAGCATAAGTACCCGCAATTTCCTTTAATTCATCTCTAAGAGTTTCCTGTAAATCACCATAACTAAATTTGTCATTTCCATAAGAATATGCAATCTGTGAGGAAGGACTAGCATTAGCTACTGTTTTCATCAAAGTAAGTAAATCTGTTTTATTTAATGCCATTTTCTTTAATCCTCCTTCTCTTATTTAATTCTCTGAAGCTTAACACCTGGTTGACCATCAGGCATTGTGTACTCTTTTACAACCTGGAACTGAATAGCGTCATCTCCGCCATCCTTTACAAGGTAACCTGTTGCGTTAGGACTAAGAATATCACCAACGGAAACTTCAATACCCTCATAGATTGCCTTTGCGCTAGTATTTGCGCCACCAATAGTATTAGTAGTATAAATGTCACCTACATTAGTTTTAAGCAATCTAGGAGTCATCTGACCCTCGAAAGGACCAACTCCATAATGAGAAATATCACTACCTACTGTATAATTATCTTTAATCATAGCGAAGTCCTTATAAGACTCTCTCCATTTGTCATCATAAAGCTTAACTTCGTTGAATACCATCAACCACTCGCCTTCGCCATCAAAATCAACTACACCATTTGCATAGTCATACTTTGCAAACTGACCATTCTCAAGAATCTCAATATCAGACTTTGCTGGTAACTGAGCATAAACCTGAGCAGTGATTTGACCTGAAAGATGGTTAGCTTCGACCTGCCCAAATCCTTGTCTTTTTACTGTTAAAGCCATCTTTTATTTCCTCCTTTTAGTTGTTTCTATTATTCTGCGTATTTTTTACCGCATTTATCCAAGCTGGAACATCCGCAACAGCACTCTCTAAAGAGAAATTAATTGCGGGAGTATCCTCTATACTATTATCAACTTTTGAGTTATTGTCTAAATCAAAGTTGACCTTTTTTCTTACACAAATTACGGATAATTTTGCTTCAATATCATCAAGAGAGTAATTAGTCTTATTCTCTCTTACCTCTTTCTTATCTTCCTCAGAAAGCATATAGAAACTATTGATAAGTTCATCCTTCTTTGCGTCTTCTACAGACTTCTTAAACTCTACTAATTCTTCATACTGTGCCTTTAAAGCTGCAAAATCAGCGGAGAGATTATTGTACTGAGTTTCAAGTAAAGAATACTTCTCCTTATCTTCTTTGTCTTTATCTTTAGGAGTTTCTTCCTCGTCTTCAGGAGCGTCTTCTTTTTCTTCGTCTGTATCATCCTTTTTATATTCTGCTGCTGCGGGAACCTCAACAACAGTCTCAGTAGCTTCTTCTACAGCAACAGGAGTCTCTACTTCTACGGGAGTCTCAACTGTATCTTCTACTACTGGAGTATTTACATCTTCGTTCATCGTCTGTCCTCCTTTTAATGCAAACTCAAGGTCTTGCATCATATTATATAAAGTATTTTTAAAATTATTATCAAGAGAATAACTAAGACTTACATTTGGGGCGGTGATGCTTGCCCCCTCGAAACAAGGCTCTACGTCTTCACCCAAAATACACAACTTAGAAAAGGTAGCGTCATTTATAATATAAAAATCCATACCTTTTGCTCTATCGTGAACATAGTGTCCTTTTAAAGACTCCTGATCTATTTCCATAGATTGATTATTTCCTTGCTCAATGACTCTTTGACACTCCTCAAACTGTCCTGTCCATAAATAGCCTGTTGTCATTAAATATTCTCTTATAACAGCATTTCCAAAATTATCTGTTTCTTCAAACTTTTGAAACCAAACTTTTGCATCGGGTGACACAAATCCATAAGGAATAGTTAAAGTCTCAAAATGAACCCCGCTATCGTCTATTGTAATACGTTTACTATGGCTATCAAAATCCTCTGTATCTTCTTTATAATATCCAACAATAGGTGCTCCCCTTAAGGTTTTAGCCATCTCCATTACAACATCTTTGCTTAATATAGTTTTATTGCGGTTCTCTCCCGTATATAAAACTTTTATTTCACAACTTGACATTAATGGGTTAATATCTAAAGGTTGAAGATTTATAAATTCTGGAGAATCAATAGTTGCAAATGATTGCATCATATTAAATATCCTCCTTACCTTATCATTATAAAATGAAAAATGTACCTTTTCTTTTTATCAGAATTGACCAAAAATTTTTTAATTTTGTGATTCTTTATTCTGAATTGTTTTTTCTGATTTTTGGTCGTCCTCTTTTTCGGGGCGACCCGCCTCTCCGGATTCCCCTCTCAAGCTCTGTACGCTTTCTGCATTCATAGTTGATGACATTAAAGGTGGAATAAAGACGTTAATTAAATCTAAAACATCATTTTCAAAATAAGCATTTGCTAAAACTGAACTTTGAGTTTGACCTAATGCGATTTGAGGAAGCATTTTTGAATAACCTAACTGAGTTTGCTCTTTATATAACTTAGCCATTTCTTTATAATTATAAATGGTTGTTGTTAAAATCTGTGCTTTATAATACAATTTCTTAGGAGCTTTGTTAAAAGGTTTTAATAAATAATTGTTTAAAAAACCTTCAAACTGAGCAATTAAATTATACATACAAGCTTCATCATTTAAAATAGATTTTTCAAGAGCAATATTACCATCTGTGTTAAATTGCATCTGAGATACACCCGCTTCATTATAAACGGTTCTTTCAACTTTCTCTAAATCATCTGTCGTAGTAGTGGTAGTGCTGTCTGACATATCCGCAACATCTACATCCGCAAAAGTAGTTAAAACATCTATACCTATTGCTTTACCAAGCATTCTCACCGCATTATTATGTAGCTCTTGTGCTTCATCAACATCAAAAATTAAATCACCATTTTTATCAATAGGCATTTTCTGAATAATAATTTTTAAAAGGTTCTGTTGCATTTTCTTTCTATCTAAAGCTTGGGCTTCATCCAAATCTATAATGGCGGGAATAACTGATATAAATGCGGGATAATCTTCTCCATTTATATTAAATTTTACAGTATTCTCTGTATCTAAAAGATACCAACCCATTGTATCTCCTATAAAATCAGGCTGCAACTTACCTTCTTTATATAAGATATATCCTTTTTTAAATTCTTTTGGAAATAGATTTAATACTTTCATTCTTTGAGTTGTATCTCTAAAGTTTTCATCAAAAAATTTCATATTAAATTCTACAGCGGGTCTGCCATTCACAGTAAATCTTGAACGGCAATACTTAGGCGGAAGCTCTTGTACTGACATCTTTTCCGCAGTAGGTACTAAATATCCATAATAACAGCCATTTTGAATAACTTTTAAGGCGACTTCGCCAAAAAATTTCTTTATTTCAAAATTATCTAAATAGATTAAAGCTTTGTTAAATCCTTCTATGACTTTATCTTTTTTAATGGAAGAAGAAATCACATAAGGGGTAATCATCCAATCAAATCTATAAAGATATGCCATATATCGACATAATCTTGAATAAATACCACTTGTCTTATAAAAGAAATTAGAAATACCTCTCATTGTGCCTAAGTCTCCTGTGTGAATAGCTTTCAATACAGTTGCTTTATCCGCATAAGAGGGATTTGCTTTTCTTAAATCTCCTAATGTTAAGACAGCGTCCTCTAAAGATTTAACACCAACCCTTATTTTTGAAAAATCAAGAGTTCCATCAGGATTACTTATACTATGTTCATTATGTAATGAGAAACCTTTATTTCTAATTCTCTCTTGTCTATTTAACAGTTTTAACACCTACCTTTCTTATTTTAATATCCAGCCGCAGACATTATGTAATCATAATCTATTCGACCTTCATCCCAATAGGGAATGATAACCAGCGGAATACCGTGTTTTTCACAGTACTCCCGCTTTAACATATCATTATATTGTTGTTTTCGTAATCCGCCAACACCGCCAAACTTTGACTTAGGTTCATAATGCTGAATGCCTTGATACTCAATTAAGAAATCTATTGCTCCCTCATCATCAAAAACCGCAAAATCAAATCTCAGCGGTGCCCCACGATTACTAAGAAGGTCATCAAAAGAATACTCCTCTTGATAGGGAAGTCCTGAGCAAGATAATATATCACATATTTTTATTTCTCCTCTGCTTGCTTTCATTTTGACTAACCTCTTTTCTACATTCATAATAATATCAAAAATGTAATGAGCCTTTTTTACATTTTTGACCTTAAAACTTTTAAGAGAAGAATAACATTTCTGAGATATTTCTTCTTCTTCTTCTCTTACCTCTTTCTTCTTCTTTTTTAATATAATAAAGCCCATAAGCAAAAGCTGAGAATTTATCTTTTTTAATTCCTCTTGAAGCTTGTTTAAGAATAATATTTATACCTTCGTTTTCTTCTACAAGGTTAAGTAATTGCTCTCTAAGAACAGTAGTTAATGTAAAAGGACGTAAATGGTCTGCCCTTTGGTCAGGACTAAAACCTTGACCTACTTTCGTTCCTAGCATTTTAACTTTTGCTTGGTTTTCATCAATTAAAAATTTAACTTTTCCACTTGCCATTTGTGTTTGTACATAACTATAAGCTTCTGTATTAAGTGGCGCATTAGCTTTAATTAAAAATAAAGCATCTTGCTCCGTTTCAGGAGTCCTATATTTTTTATAGAATCCTTCATCATCATTGGCAATTCCAAAATCTGGTAAAGGATAACCTGTCTCAGGGTCTATTTGAGTTTTTACCATATAATCTACAAGACCGATTCCTACTTTATATTCCATATAAATCGCAACTTTATATGCGTTCTCTAATGAACTGCTTATAGTTTCCCATAAGAATAGACTATATCATATTCCTTATAAAAGGAATCTCTCCGTTTCTTCCGCCATTAGCTTGCGGTTTTACTCCCTTGTGCGGGATAGTCGTTGAACTTTAATTAAAATATTATTTTAATTCTTAGCTGCTGATTGGCATATCTTTCGACTTAGCTTTCCAGCAATTAAAAGAGTTTTCTTATATTATTGCTAATATAAGGGACTAATGTTAATCCATTCGCATCAAGCGCAATCGCTCTTGCTTTATATTTATAAAATAGTTTTTTTATATTGATTGCTTGGGTTTCAAAATGCTCTTCATCCCAAGAGTAAAGATTTACCAATGATTTTAAAGAAGTTCCTTGTGCTTGCGGGGTCACTTTAAATACGCAAACCTCAGTTGTACAGCCTTTTCGTCCAACGTCAACGCCTAATACATAATAAGCATTTTTACTAGAACGCCCATTATATTCAGACTCTGGCTGTAAAAGAACTCTATGTTTATCAAATTGCTCAGCTGAGAAAAACGCATTTTCAGAGTCTCCACTCCAATGACTTTCCTTTTTTCTTACGATACTTCGCTTGTATCTCTCTGCGTTTCCGCAGAAGGTGAGACTATATCTTCAACATATCTCCATATAAAGCCTTTATATGTTGGTATTTTACCTCGACAGCATTCTCCAATGTGAGAACTGGATCTCAGTCCCAACGAACGAGCCGCTGCCCCTGTAGATGGATATTTATTAATGAATTTACCTTTTAAATCATATTGATATACTTCTTTTGATTTTCCAAGGTTAGAGTAGTTTTTAGTTTCTCCTAAAACCTTATCAATAGACCAATAAAAACCACCACTTAAAGTTTTAATCTTTTTATTAACCTCTTGTAAA